CCATAGATGTCGCCGAACTCGCCGTTCATCAAGGTTGTACCGTTGCCTTTGAAGGCTTGCTCGGTGAAACGGTTGATGCCCAACATGCTGTTACGAGCAACAGGAGGAACCACCAACGAACGACCGTCCATAGGCACGTCCTGATCGTCCAGCAACTGGATAGCTGCACGGATACCAGCATCAGCGATGTTGGCAGCGTTAGACGAAGAGTAGGTGTAAGCAGCGCCAGTTGAGCCGATGATACCGCCAGAGTACTGAGCGTTAGCGGAGTTACCACCACGAGCAGCACGAGCCAGTTGGATCAACGAAGTGTCCACTTGTTTGCCCAGAGCGTGACCAGCGTCATCAGTGTAGAAAGAACGCAGGCTCGACAGAGCTTGGGCTTCCACGATGTCTTCGATCAAGCGGCTGTACTCGAAGTGTTTGTTGATAGAGATAGCGACATCGCCTTCAGTTGCGGCGATCAAGGTGACTTGAGAGCCAGCAGCCTTAGCGGATGCAGTACCACGGGTAGGCGAAGGAATGTGAACGGTGTCACCTTTCTTGCCCTTGAAGCTCATCTTCTTGACCAGATTGGCCATAACGAGCGATTTCTTGTATGCTGCCACAATCTCATCAGACCAAACTTCAGGGATGAAGGTTGCTGCGGTGGTGACTGTGACGTGATCTGTACCTAAAGCCATTTTAATACTCCTATGATTTCAAAAAAATAAATTATTTAACTCGACCCTGTTGATAAGCTGCCATGATTTCGGGTTGAAGCAACTCATAACGATCTGGGTCTGTCATTTTAAGACGGATTAAATCCGCACGGCGATATACTTTCTTTGCAACTTCGCCAGAACCACTTGTATCCACACCAGCGGCTCGGAGAGCTTGTGCTTGTTGTTTCTTACCAGTTTCTTGTACGTTGTTGTTGCGAACTTGCTTAAGTTCTTTATATGTGCTCAAGAGTTCATCTGCTGAACTGAAGTCAAACTCTGCGTCTGCTTTAGCATAAAGGCTAAGTCGCACAGGACTCGCTTTCACCCATTCCTGAAAGCCGCTATCGTTAGCGATAGTAGCCATATCAGGGTGTTTAGATGCAAGCTGCTGTGCTGTCTTCATCCGTTTAAGCTCAAGGTTAGCTTGTTTAGCTTCCAGAACTGCTGGATTGTTCTCAATAGCACGTTTAATAGAGTCTTGAGGGTTCTCAAAGAAATCTACTTCGGGCGTACTTTCAACAGTCTGTACCTTATCACTTTCGAGTTGCCGTTTCAGTAATTGATCAGCTAATGAGCGTACTTCATGTACTTCCTGTGCTTGCCTGCCAATCATCTTTTCAGCTTCTTGGTGCATCTTAACAATATCCTGTAAGGACTTGTCTTTGTATTTATCAGGAACTACATTCTCTACTACAGCCTGTTGAGGTTGCTCCACTTGGGGAGTCTCTTGAGGTTGTTCATCTGTGATCGTGTCCAATGTTGGATCAAACGATTCGTCATCAATAAAAGCCATACTATTATTCTCCTGTCTCTCTTTGAGATTATAGGACTATGAAATGTGGATACTTAGAGTACCTACCCGTTTTGCAGTGATCAGTCTGGTTGAGCGTAAGAGGTCTTCCTCTCTTGCGCCAGCTTCTCACTTCGTTTACGTTCCCATGCGTCATACGCAGAAGGAAAAGCACCAGAGATACCTTCCAACTTTGAACGAACCATAGAAACAATTCTTGTTGATGGTTTACCGCAGGCTCGACAAGCGAGTTCCCTGACAGTTTCATCAACTAACGCTTCGGAGATGTGACCATCTTCACAAACAAACTCAAACATTCGGCGCATTACTGTGCCTCCTGCTGTAACTGTTCGTAAATCTCTTCACAAGTCTTCTTGCGGTTTAAAAGAAGGTCTAGAATATCCAGTTGGCCCTGACGGTAAGATAAAGATTGTGCGTCTTTGACCGTGCGGATATTGTCTAGCTCTTGCTTTAACTTGGTGAAGTCTTCAATCAAGAACGCCCACCCCTTGGTGGACATTGTTGAGAAGGTTTCTTCGTAATACACTTGAAGTTCCTTATCCATGAGGGGAAACTCCTTTCATTTGTTTATTGAGGCTGACGATTCTGCATCTGTGCAAGTGCGATACGCTCGTTAGAGTCAATATCCTTCTCTTTGAGCATCAAATCAGCCAGTTTCATACGTTTAGCGAAATCGGCATCCTGATCGAGGTTAGTAGCAGCGGCTTGAACCACTTTTACTCGTAACTCTTCAGGCATAAGCTGAGTTTCTACCATTGTCTGCTGTGCTTCAGCGCCAGTCTTCTGAGTCTTAGCTTGCAACTCTTGAATCTGAGCTTGTAACAAGGCCATTTGCATCTCTTGCTGCTGCTGTTGTACAGCTTGAGCTTCAGGATTAGGCTGACTCATCTGATCCAAGGCTGCAATCAGCTCATTTCGGTTACTCAGAGAGCTGTTACCCAAGATTCCCTTGAGAATCAGAGGCAAGACAGGAGTGTCTGGGCCTAATGTCTGCAACAAAGCAATGAATTGCTGCTGTTCAAACTCACGAGCCAAGATACCCAAGGTAGCTGTAGGCATGAATTTCACATCAGCCGAGGGATAACGCTCAGGATCGAACTGCATGTAGCGCCAAGCTGCCTTGTTGATGAACGGAATCAAGAAATCTTCTTGGAAGTTCGTCAATGTACGCTTGTACTTCTTGATGATGCCTGCCATAGCCATCGACATACCGCCTGCACCAGCGTCACGAGGAGCTGCTGAAGGCATACCTGCACTGTCAACAGTACCTGTAGCCTGCAATAACAGACGCTCATAGTTCTGAGAAGCACGTACAGATGAGTCATCAGGTGTACCGAAGCGCAAAGGCATCATAATCTGGTTAGGATCGCCATTGGTCAGGAACGATTTACCGGGCTTAACCTCGAACTTAGCACCACGAGGCAAGCGAGTAGCGTCCATAGCCATCATAGGCACTGCTGTGAGGGCACGAGCATCGCTATCCATACGCAAGCTACCATCGATAGCCTTTTGCATGTTGTAGCCCTTCTCCGCTGTACCGCGACCCCATACACGTCCGGGAACTGTATCGTCTTGGTACAACATGACAGGACGATCCTTCATCATGTAGGGGTTAGCTTCTGCCTTCAGGAGCTTGCTACCGTTAGCGATCACGATGATGGCTTCCACCAATTCGCAATACTCATCAGCCAGAGAGTCTTCAGGGAACAGGTCAGCAACCTCTTCTTCGTTCTCCAACTGCTCCAAGTACTCACGAGGAACCAAGCCGTAGTATGTCAACAGACGCACACGACCATCTTGATAGTTAACCAACTCTTCAGTTGCTTCGAGATCATCATCTGGGCCATCAGTACCGATGTCCACCTTGCGATAGATACCTCGTTCCATGCCTTCAACGATCTTGTGAATCGATACAAACTTCTCAATGGCACAACCCATAGAATCATCTAAGGTAGTTGCATTAGGATCAATGATAAAGTTCTTAGGGTTAACAGGTACTAACTTAACAGCGATACGGTCAGTCTCGACAACACCAATAGCTGCTTGTCCTTGAATGCCGGGGATGGACTGAGTAGATGGAGCGTACTCCTTTTCAGTCTTCACAGCGATCTCACCGATACCTGTACCGTAGATTTCAGCCATCAGTTCAATCTGATCAATGGCCTTCTTAATCTTGTCACGGTTAAAGTCTTCCATCAACTGATTCTTGATCATCTCGACATCCAACGGATTACCGTTAACGTCCTTGATGTCATCCTCAATGTCGAACCACTCACCTTGACCGAAGATAGCTTCCATGATCTCAGCGTGTCGAGTCTCGATAGCCTGCTGAGTAGCAGGGGAGATGATACGGCTGCGCTCACTGTCACGAGTCTTGTCTTCAGCGGCCCACTGACCACGGAAGATACGCTCGTACTCAAGCCATGCTTCGAGATAGTTCTGGTCACGATAGTCGCGCCACTTGTCAGTGTGGGAGACAACCCAATCAGTCAGCTCTTTGTCGGACTCTGTGGGTTCGTCATACTGACTTTGTTCTAAGTTGTCTTCAGCCATTGATTATCCTTTTACCATTTAACTTTATCAGCCCAGTAAGCAGCGGAAAGCTTACCCTTGGCAATATTATCAGCGTGACGAGCTTTAAAGCTTTCGCGGCGTTTACGTTCAGCTTCTGTTTCGTCCTCAGACTCAGGAGAACCTGAAACACCTTGCTGCCCAAAACGAATAGTCTTGATAGTGTCTCCATCCTTGGCAACAACTACATGGCTTTTGGTAGGATGGTTCGGAGTACGTTTAGGTTTGTTATAACCATCAACGCCTGCGTTTTCCAGTCTGGAATCTTTCTTCTTTGTAGCCATCAATTAGCCTTTGTTTTCTTCTTGGCAGGCTTCTTAGCAGTCTTTGCAGACTCTTCAAAGTCCTCTGCTGTAGGCGCACCCTTAGCACCGGGCTTCTTCATCTTCTCGCCAGAGCCTTCTTCAATGCGTTTACGCTTGGCGTTGATGTTTGCGTATAAACCTTGTTTCATTTAGTATCCTACTGTAATGTCGTAAACGTCAAAGTCATCTTCCTCGTAATCGGGGACAAATGAGTTGAGGGCAAGTTGTTCAATGTAAGCTAGAGCATCCACCAAGTCATCATGTACTCCCTTGGTAGGGAACATCAAGAGCTGGTCTTCAAAGTCTGACCAATCACCATCTTCGTTGAGAGTGACCTTGCCGTGCTCCATACGCCCTTGTAAGGCCCATATCACACGGTCAGTCTTCTTCTTATTTCCATGAGTCAGAGTCTGGATATGAGCATAGGTGTTGTACTGTCTCATCATGTCTTGCAAGATGGTCAAGGCAGCATTCTTAGCTGTACCTCTCTCAATACCGATAGCCAAGGGCTGGTACTCTTTGATGACCTTCAAGATACGCATACAGGTATCTTTAATGTCCCAACGTCCATGCTCAATCTTGTCTACCCACCAATCACCATTATCCGTTACCTTGACGATAGCGATAGCTGATTCATCTAGTCTCTTCTTGTTCTGGGAACCATCTGAGATGTCTTCAAAGCCTGCCAAATCAATAGCGATGATGTATGAACCATCACGAGGCTCTGGGCCTTTCTTGATCCACTCTTCTTTAAAAATGTCAGAACCCGATGTATCAAAGCTAGACAGGTATTCCTGTTTGAAAGCAAAGCTACTCAAGGTACGCTTGGCTGCTTCAATCTCTTTAGGGTCGATGGTCTCGTTATCAGCGGTAGTCTTGTGCCAAGCTTTCCACTCTTCGTCTGATCCATCTTTGCCTAGCTTAAAGACATCGTAGAACCAATTACGACCAGAAGGAGTAGAGATAAACAAAGCCCTACCTTTCTTGTCCGACAAAGCAGCACGGATAACCTTCTCCCAAATCTCCTGCTTAATGAAAGCACATTCGTCCAGTACCACGTACACAAGGGACACACCACGAAGACTATCAGGGTTATCAGCACCTCTAACCAATATCTTTCTTCCGTTGACAAGGGTAATCTCTAAGTTGTTAATGTGTGAAGACTTGATCACTGGCCTTCCGAGGTCATGTAACAAGTCCCAGATAATTGTTCTAGCCTGTCCAAGGGTAGGTGCTATGTACATCACAGCAGAGCCTTCAGGACAGTTTAAAGCCTCGATAAGCAGCGTAACAGCAGACAGTCTAGACTTACCACAGCGGCGACCAGCAGCAACTACTTTGAAACGGGTAGAGTCTTTAAAGACCTCTTGCTGCCAGTTAAGTAAAGCAAAGTTAAGTTCAGACATCGATTATGTCCTCATCGGTGCTTACAGAGGGTGTAGACAAACCTGTAATGTTGATGGAGATGTTAGGTACACCACCACCCTGCTTTGCTGCCTCAAAGGACGACACAGGTACAATCCTATCGACAATCAGCTTCCATGCAGCAGCTTGGTTCTTATGTTCATCGTTCAGAGCTGCATCGTAAATGGCTTCAAGCACCTTGGCACTTTTAGGTGAGTTAAGCATACGTAACTTATACTCATTGATGATAGCAGCCTCACCTTTGGGACGACCTACTGATCTACTCTCTTTGATTTCTTTAAGCTCAGACTTCTTTGGACGACCAATCTTACGCTTAGGTTCATCACTCTGTTTATTGTTTTCCATTTGTCTTTATCCTTTCTTAGGGAGACATCCTTACTGTAAGTAGACAAAACATCTATGCTTAAAGTACTTTAAAGGAACGTATAAGTTAAGAACTTAAACACTTATAT